GCTACCACCTGCACCGCCAATACCTAAGATGTTTCCATTGTTAATAATCGTTATTGTGTCGCCAGCAGCCCAAGTTGTATCAATATCAAGCGCATAAGTACTGTTACTCGTAGATCCAAGAGAAACTCCAGAATCAATTGTAAGAGTTACATCTGTAAGACCTGCCGAATATCCGGTAACTTTTGATGTGTCTAAAGTATAGTTTGTACTATTAGCGGAAATTGTCAGAGAAGATGCAATTCTTGAAGGTGGTGTTACAGCCCACAGTGAAAGTATTCCGCTCATGTGACATTTCCAGTGACAACACATACGGTCCCAGAAATAAACAGCACTGTTGCTACGCCACGGGTCGCTAGGGTCATGGTTGCCTTATCGGTATTTGTTCCAGCGATATAAGCTGTCGTGATAGAACAAGTGATCGTAATGTTTCCGGAGGTATTATTAAAGATTGACACCACATCCCCTGCCGCAAATGTTGCATCTGGAATTGTGATTGAACCGCTAGTTCCAACACCAACAAACTCACCAATGTCTGTTGTGGCAAGTGTGTAAGAAGTGGTCTTATCCGATCCTGATTGTGGGATGTTTCGATAGCCAATCGTTGCAGCGTCGGGTGGCAGGGTATAAGTATTTGTACTAGCTATTGCTGGTGCGTTTAACGTTGCTGTACCGCTAGTAGAACCAGAAAGTTTAAGATTTCCCGATCCAAATGTATTGTTTCCGGTAAAAGAATTAGTTCCAGACGAGGTAATCCCGCCGGTAATGGTTTGCGTACCGGAAAAGCTATTGTTGCCAGAGGATACGATCGCGCCGCTAACGGTGTTTAGCGAACCGGAGATCAACACCCCACCGGCAAAGGTAAACGCATCTCCAGAAGCTCCTGTCTGGAACTCCTTGAGGTGAACCATAATTTCACGGATAGCGTTGTTGATACCTGAAGGCGCACAACCCTCAGCGATGTTAATGCTTTCTATGTCCGTGTTATCGGTATTGGTCGTCGAGTATTCAGAAATCTTGGTGCGGGGCATTTGTTACTCCGTTTGTCCTTGAATTTGTCCAGCCTGGAATAAAGCGTTAAACAGTTGCGGGTTTAAGATAAATGGTTGAGCCGCAGCACCACCTCTTGCGATAGCACCAGCCCCGTAAGCTGTTTCTCCAACAACTCTTGGGGACGCAGAAAGCAATGACAATCCAGCAGAAGGTAAGCCGCCAACGCCATAGGCAAGCAAGCTAGTTGGGATTGTGGCTGCGGTTTGCAAGCCTCTCGGTGTTAGTTCAGACAATGCTTGACCGGCTAGGCCAGGCATCATTTCTTGGCCGCCAACCTTTTCAAGCTCTTTTGCTAGCTTTACGCGCTGGCCGTAATTTGTCTGCACATTGTTTCGCATCAAGCTCTGTAACTTACGCATTGCTGTGTCAACAGAGGCACCTTTTCCAAGTGACAAAGCGCGTTCAATTTCACGAATTTGATCGCTTGCCTCTGTGTAAGCTCGCATAGTTTGTGCGTAGGTCGGAGCCTGCTTTTGGATGGATGATTTAATAGAATTATAAACCTCACCAACAGCAGCTCTAGCAGTTTTTTGCTCAAACGGAACGGACTCTAGTATGTCGCCAACCCGTTTTTTAAGGGCATCCAGTCCTTCTGGTGTATGGAAATTTGCTGGATCGTATGCCTTCCACTCGTCAACCACTTGCTTGGCGTCATCTAAACGTCTTGCTGCATTTTCATTTACAACCTTGCCCTTAAACGTCACTTTGTTTGTTGCGTTTTGTAGTGCTTTGTCAATGTCTGTAAAGTCAAGGGTTGTTTTGTCGTTTTTGATGTTGACCATTCCAGAGCGATATTCCGTCTGCTTCAGGCGGTTCATCTCGTCTAGGTTTGCTTTGGCAATATCTAAAATTTCTGTTGGGTCTGATCGACCTGTGATGTTTGCCCTAAATTGTTCTGCTGTCGTACCACCACGGCGGCCAGCCTCAAATGCTTGCCGAACCGACTCTTTTCCTGCTCCGGTTGTCATGCCCAAAACGCTTTGCAAGCCCTGACCGCCAATTTGCGCCGCGCCCAAAGCCGTTCTTCCGGCGATTGCTAGCGGGTCAACAGCAGATGCGGCACGAGCAAGTGGTTGCGCCACGGCTCTAGGAGCGGCCATTGCGCCGCCAGACAAAACGGTAGAAACGTCAGCCAACACGCCAACTGGATCTTCTGCAATTGCTCGCTTTGCACCTCCAACGCTACCGTATCTATCAACATAAAACTGTCCGACCTTACGGGCTACATCTCGTGAGGCTTTGTCCTCTCCAACCGCTTGAACAAGACCTTCTGGCAATACGTTTTGCAAAATTCCAGCACCAAGATCAAGCACAGATTTGGCGGTTTGGATTGGGCTTGTAACTGCTTGCGCTATGTTTCCAACAAGATTTGCAAATGATGAGGGTACGTTACTAATTGCTGTTTGGGCAACCTCTCCGGCAGTCATTTGCTCGGGTTGTTTTGGCATCATAGTAGAGGCAATTTGAGCAAGACGAGTTGCAGCCTCTTTGTCACCAGCAGCATCGGCATTTCTCAATGCCTGCATTACTTGGTCAAAACTATAATCTTGTGCCATGTTATCCCTTTGGCTTTGGATTTAGGTATTGATTGATTAAGTCAGCGTCTTTTTTGTCAAATCTTGGGGCTGGAACAGCAGGAGACGACGGTGGGCTGAAAGATGGTTTTGCGCCAGGTGCAGGAGCGGCCCTTCCGGCAGAAATATAAGCAGACTCTAGTAAGTTTCCTAACCGTCTTTGTTTGTCGGCAATCGTGGCTTTGTCATCGCCAAGTTGCGGGAAGTATGCTTTTCTGTAACCTTCTAACTGCTCGCGTGTATAAGCAGCACCAGTTCCAAGCGTAAGAGCAGAATCCAAAATATCTAACTGAGCAGCTTCAATACGTTGCCGGTCTGGGCTTGTAAGTTTGTTGGACAAGAAATCTGATTGTGTAACAAATTTAACAAGTGTTGGTAATGCTTCTGGTGATGCTGCCGGAGCATTTGTTTTGATTACGTCTGCCATTTGTTGCAAGCCAAACTGAATTCTGTTTGCTAAGAATCCGGCTTTCCGCTCACCCTCGCTGGGCATGTTTATATTTGTTGCTCCGGCTTTTTTCATTTGCTCTTGAAACTCAGCAAACGTTCCTTTGAATCCTTGTTCTACGGCAAATTGATACTCTTGAATACTAGACGGCAACGCTCGCGGCTCTTTTGTCAATAGTTTTGCGTATTCTGTTGGAGCGGCTACACGCAGATAGTTCATTACCGCCTGATCTGCTGCGTTTTGATCCATTACCTGCCGAGTTGGCAGTCCGGCTTGTACCGCCTGCTGGTCAACTTGCGCTTTAGACATCCCCTCTAATTGCTCTGGTTCAATGTTGCTTTGCTGTGCAGTAAAAGCGGCTGGGGTTGGAATGGTGCGGGTAGCACCGGCAAGTTGTTGCTCAAACGTAGTCCTAGCCTGTCTTGCCCGCTCTTCTTCTGCTTGCTTGCGGCGTAGTTCTCCGATCTGCATACCTCTTAGAGCGTTGGCAAGCGTTTGGTCAAAAGACTGCTGGTATGCCTGAACACCGACTGGGCCTGCCTGACCGATTACCTGACCGAGACTTGGAGCTGCTTGCCCTGGTGCACCACGCGATGCTTGTAGTGCTCCGAAGGCAAAGTTAAGCAGGGCTGCGTTTTGTGCGCGACGCTCTGCCGCTGCCTCTTGCTCTGGGCTGAGAAGTCCGGCAGGAAGTCCACCACCGAGGATGTCTTGAAAAGATAATGTTGCCATGTGTTTATCCTAAGAGACTTGCGATATTGATAGGTTGCGGTTGGAATCGAGTTCCAAGAAGTCCTGCTGCTGATGCTCGCTGGTTTAGCAATCCAAGTAAGGCGTTGTAATCAACACCGCTTTGTTGTGCTAGTGCTTCTTGAGCGCGACCAAGCATATTTGGTACTTGCGGCTGTTGCGGGGTTAGTAGGTTATTTACCAATCTTGCGCCACGCAATGCATCTTGTATTGAGATGGTCGGTGGTGTTCCTTGCTGCAATACAGGGGTTCCTAGTACATCTGGCTGATTGATAATTGAGCTTGGGTTTCCTAATACCGGCGTTGCCCCATCAGAAATTAAACCAAGCTGTCCAACTGTGCCACCATCAACTGGGGCTAACAATCCCTGTCCACCACCCATTTTGGAAATGTTTGGTGCTTCTGGAATTTGTAAGCCCTGTCCAGATGATCCTGAAGTAATTCCTGTTCCGCCACCCATGTCTGGTGCTGGAGTCTGAAATTGAGAACTGCCAACAAGAGAATAATCTACTGGGGCGGCTGCGCTAGTTGCGGCACCAGGAACGGTTCCAGAGGCTCCTTGATAAACCTCATCAGAAAACTGACCAAATCCTTCTGTTCCTGTTGCGCCAGACCCACCAAATGCGCTAGAAACCTCTCCACCAATATAAACCCCGGCTGCGGTTTTTGCACCAGACTCAAGTGCTTCATCTAATTCTTTTCCGTCATCTAGCTCCATGCCTGTTTTGGCAATAAAAGCACCCGGAGCACCGCCAAAGTATGTTGCTGTAGCAACAACAATAGCTTCAACTGGATCTTCTAAAATTGGTTGAATTACGTTGTCATCAATAAAACTTCCAACATCCTTGACAACATCTACAGCACCACTTATTACATCTCCAACAAATTCAATTGGTCCATGCAAAGTCATTCCAATTGGGCCGCGAGGCTGAAATGCTCGCTCTGGAAGCATCGTAAAGTGATTCTGTCTCATATTGTTGCCATCCAGTTGTATTCTGGTTTATCTGAAGGCATTACATCAACATCCAATCGTTTCAGTAATTCAATAATTTGTTGGTTATTTGCCATTCCATAAACGGCACGAAATTTTGTTTGTCTTAATGTCTTAATAAAAAAAACAAGAGACTTTGCTAATGTTGTTGGGTTGTCTTGTGTAAACAAATGCAATTCTGCGGTGTTGTCATCTAAAATTTTTATAAGCAAAACAGAGTTGTTTTTCTGAACTAGAGTTGCAGCTTTTTTTGAAAGCAAATCATTGACATACAAAAATACTTTATCAACATTTAGTCCGCGATTTTTTGCTTCTGCTGCAATAATTTCAGAAGGTTTCATGTTTTATCCTAACAATCCCAATCCACCGCCAATTAGTGCTCCAACATACGGATTAAATCCTAATGCGTTTCCAGCAACATAACCCAATCCTGCGCCGCCGATTGCTTGGCCGAGCGGGTTGGTTTGTGCCTGGGGGATTGTTTGAGAGCCGTAGGCGCGAAGCGGGCTTCCGTAGACAGACGATAGGAAGCTCATCAGGGATTCGCGTGGGGCTTGTTGTGCAAAATTAAAACGAGCTATTTGTTCTTGTAGCGGTTGTGCTGCAAGTGCTTCGCGGGCCGCACCTACGGTCTCTAGTGCTTGTGCTGGCAGGAACCCCATCTGGAAGAAGCTAGGTGCGGCTTGGGCTAGAGCTGCTTGCCCTAACTGAGCCTGCTGTTGTAAACCGCGCTCCCTTGCATAGTCCTGCGCCGCGACAGTAGAGGCAACATCTCCCAACGCACGACCGTAGGACTCTGTTGCCCGTCCCAAGGCCTGTTCCATCGCGCCAGAACCGTATCTGCCGGCACGACTAAACAGGGAAGAAATGCCAGGAATGACCTGAGACTCAAACTGCTGGGTCAGGGGTCTGGTAGCGGCGGCGATCAGTTGGTCGCGGTACGGGGAACCACCTAGAAACCCGCCTGCGGCTGTCTGACCGATCTGCCCCAAGGATGACGTATAAGCCTGTTGCGCGGCTTGCAGGGCAGGAGAAGGTGCTCTAGCAACCTCTTCCTGTTGAGTAAGCGCGGCCAGTCTTTGCTCGCTTGGGGAGACATAAGTTTGACCCGGAAAGAACGTGGGCTGCGGGCCAGTTAAAAATAACTGTTGAGCCCGTTGCAGTCCGGTTTCCAGATATGGGCGTAATGCTGGGTCAATCGAGGAGGTGGTTTCTGCCATGGTTTTACCCTATCAAAATATAAGCATAAGTTTTATTTGCCGTTGCATTGGCAAAGTGACTTATCGTGGCTTGTCCGGCCTGCTGGCTAGACACATAAACGTTTGAGTACGCAGCCGGTGCTACATAGCTCACGGTAACGATTACAGACGGTGTTGACGGTCTTGTCGGGCTTGTTTGTGTCGGTAACTGCTCAATTCCGCAGTCAAGGTCTGTTGTTGCCCAGGCGATCTGAAAGTAATCGTCTGCCTGCAGCTCTAGAAAAAAGTTAAGCGCGGCGATCAGGTGCCCGTCTGTTCCGCCATGACTTTCTGGAACCGAGAACTTGCTGTTGCTTGCTGCGATGTTTGAGGCAGCACCGGCTCCGCTACCCTTTTTGAACCAGATATCTACGTCCTGAATCTGTACGTCTGAGTTTGCAATCTGGATGCTGAACTGGATGTTATAAATACCGTAAGAGCGAACCCGAAACTTGTTGTTGTTCTCTAAAACTACGCCGTTACTGTAATCAGTCGTGTTGCAACTGACGATGTATTCGTTTGTTACCGTGGTTGCGTTTTGGTCTGTCGTGTCCTGAAACGCTCCGTAGGGTGCGGAGTCTGCTTCTGCCGCATCCGAGAACGGAATTAGGATAATTTTTGTATCTACAGAAATGCGCTCGTCAACCAAACTCGTGGTCGTTGCGTTACCTGTGTTCAGGGTGATGGTTCCGGTGTTATTTGACTTGCCGTTCATCAAGCCATTGACCACCTCTGAGATCTCTCGTGGAGTAGCCCCGGAGTAGTTAAGAACCCGAAACATCACGCTCATCGCGTACCGGCTCCTTGAATCTCGATATCCACACCGATTGCAGACGACCAGTTATTACCTGACGGCTGGAGTCTTACTCGGTGATAACGTCCGTAAGACCTAACCCCGACACGATTCTCGGTGTTTGCCGCCGTTACTGACGGAAAAGTCACTTGTTCACTCAGTACAAGTCTTGAATCCACGGCCACCGAACCCGACCCGTTGTCCACAAGAGGTTTTACAAGGGTAATCATTGATTGGTTCTGGTCGGCAGCAATATCCGATGTATCAATTGTCGCGGTCTTTGGTAGCCCTGTAAAGGTGATTATTTTGGCCCCAGAGACGCCGGAAAGTTGCAACTTACCTCCAATCCATAGCCGAGAATCTAGCGGCGTGGTGAGGTCATCAATGCTTGCGCTGAAGCTATCCAATCCCTCTAGAGTCGTGCCAGGTGTCGAACTTGACGCAACCCGGTTTACTCCGGTGTCAACATACGACCAGCGTTTAGTTTGGGTGTGATATATCAAAACTCGATAAGTCAAATCTGTACACGGGTAGCCCCACATCACCAAATTTTTGTTTGGGTCTACAGCCGCGCTCATCTCGTCTATAACTGAGTCGCGTAGCGTAGAAAAGAAGAATCGGTTTACTTTCTCAGCGCCAATGTTTTCAATCTGCTGGCCGTTACAGGCATAAAACCCGTCGTCAGACAGGAAGTATGTAATACCTTGCCATTGGATTACAGAGTTGGACTCGTAACAACCCAGGTTCCTAGAAATGTTGTCAAACTGAAATATCAGCGGAGTGCCTACATACGACATCCGATACAAGCTGCGATCCATCAAAACGATGCCAAACTCGCCGCCTGTTACACCCTGAACCCGACCACCGTCTGGGATGTCTTGGTAATCTGCTTGAGTAGTGCCAGATGCAGTCCAGGTGGTTTCGTTGTTAATCCCTGACCATTGCACACGGTTTTGGTATGCCGTTTGGTAACCGGATACAACAAAGTCTCGCACTACCGTTACAAATCTTGCCTTTGGTGCGTCTGACGACAGGTTTGTAAAACTACCTGTGCTAGTTAAATCATAGGCTTGCAGGGTATGAGCTTCGCTTGCGGCGATTACCTTAGAGCCAAACTGCGTGAACTTCCACATGGTCGCGTTGGAATATGTGGTTCCGGATACGTCGTCTAGCGAAAAGTCTGTGGAATCTAGTCTAAACAGTTTTGTCGTGCCACTAGCGAAGATTCTTGTATCTCCATTAGGATCGCGGCCGGCAACCACATTGGTTAGATTTTGGCTTGCGGAATCCGAATAATCTTGTTCCTGCGGAAACGGCCCGTAACCAACAGCGCGGGGATAGCAGTTCTTGGCCGTTGTTAAGGCTCCAATCACGCCTGGCTGGTCTGGTAGCCACTCGCCAAATGTCACCCTTGTCGTTGCCATGTATTATTTCCTGAAGTCTGTGTTGTCCACGAGTTATTGCCGTCCGGTATAACCGTCCAGGCATTAGAACCAGCGGATATTGTTGTCCATGTGTCGCTTTGCGGAGAAACCAAAGACCATGTGTTTGCCTGATCTCCGACGTCTGACCACTCTTCCCCGTACCGATACAGGACTGCGTTTACAAGTCCCTGCCCGGAGATACTTCCCCTAACATTTACCGTGTAACGTGCGCTAGCAGTTACAAATCCTTGCCCGCTGATGATTGCGGCCACGCCAAATGTCCCGTTTGCACCTGCATGAACACTTCCCGTTGCCGTAATCTGGCTGCTACTTGTCCTAAGTCTTATGCCGTCGCTAGAAACTAGAGCTGCGGCAGAGATTAGACCTTCTGTAGTTCTTTGTCTGATTCCGTCTGTTACAACCACACCACTTGCGGTTACATTTCCCGCCACCAGCCGATCTCGAATGGCGGCTCCTACTACATCTCCGTCTGCGGTAATTACGCCTTCTGCGGTCTGGATGGACTTGGTATCGCCTTCTGCGTAGCCATAGTCCCAATATCCGAAGTCAACGTAATTCGGAAACATCTAGCAATCTTCTGCGCCTTCAAACTCAGGCTTTTGCTTGATGATGGCGTAGAGTTGAGCGCGGTCTGCACCAGCTACATACTCATCACCAGCGATCTGAACCTTGCCAGCAGCTAGGGGTTGTTTCTCAGCGGCACGAGCCTCGGCAGATGCGTAGCCATAAAAGGTCACCTCAGTTCCCTTGCCTTTGAAGTCCTCTTGTACGGCTCCGATGTTCCAATACTGGGCTTCTACGCCAAATTCAGTCATTACAGATTTTTTAAGTGCCATGTTTTCTCCTTAGTCAATAATTGCTAGTTTTCTGGTTGTGCCGCCAGAGTCTTTGATCTCTAGGTAGCCTGTGATTGCCACATCAGATGTTGCGGTGCGTGTACCAAAGCGAACCAGTCCTGTGCCTTTTGGTGTTAGTGCTAGATCAATGTTGGTGTCGGAGCCAACGCAAGAAAATGAAGGTGCGCTACCAGCAACTGAGCCAGACGCACGAATACGATTTACTGCGGTTACGCCGCCATAAACATCAAACTGGATAGAGCTATTTGTTAAAAAACTTACCGCTGCAATCCCCTTAGACACAAGTGATATTGCTACGTTTGAATCACTACCTTGAGCCGAAATAACAGGGGTAACGCCAGTCGCACCACCCGTAACCTGCACATAGTTCACAGCAGAGGCGGTGTGTGCTATACGGAGTTGTTCTGCCGAGCCTTCTCCGTTTGTAAAAAATCGAGTATTTGAGCCAGCGCCATTGCTAATATACAAGTTTCTTGCTGCTCCGCCGACAGATAAATAAACACCAGCCGTTGCAGAAGAACCACCTTTTGCTTGAATATAACTGTCGGCAGTTCCACCTAAATCAGCAACCCTAAACTGTTCTCCAGAACCAGTATTCAGCTTAACAGCACCAGTGCCTTTAGTAGTCAGGTTTAGGTCGATGTTGGTGTCGGAGCCTAGAACAGAAATAACTGGAGATGTACTAGCAACTTTTGGTGCAACAGATATGTAGTTTGCTAAAGTTGCTCCAGAAGTCATGTCAACAACTAGACCGTCATTTCCAGCGCCGTTTTGCAAACGAATGTTAAATACATTTTTAGAACGAAAACGCAATTCAGCACTTGTGTCAGAACCTTGTGCAGAAATAATAGGCCCTGCACCAGTAGCCGCACCAGTAACCTGCACATAGTTCACAGCAGAGGCGGTGTGGGAGACTCGGAATTGTTCTGTTGCTGATGAACCGTTGTTACTATTTGTCTGCAAAGAAACATATTGAGTTCCTTTGCTTGCAATAACAAAGTTTCCGTTTGTAACTGTTCCGTATGTCGTTAAGTACACAGTATTTTGGCTTGATGAACCAGCAAATACACCAAGGCCAGCAACAATAGTTCCGCTGATATCAGCAGCCCTTAACGCAGTTCCGTTACCTGTGTTTAGATTAACTACACCAGTGCCTTTAGTAGTCAGGTTTAGGTCGATGTTGGTGTCGGAGCCCTGTGCTGAAATGGTTGGCCCGTTACCAGTAGCCCTTCCCGTAACCTGCACATAATTAACTGCGCTGGCGGTGTGGGCTACTCGGAGTTGTTCTACAAAACTTGTTCCGTTGGTGGTCAACCTAACAGCACCAGTTCCAGCAGATGAGATTCTAAAATCAATGTTAGTACCGCCAGCAGGATACATCCTAATATCGCCACCACTCCAAACTACCGGATAAGCAGATTGCGCTCCACCGGAATCACGAATAGCAAATGATGCTTGACTGTTGGAAATGTTAGATGGCGTATAAAACTCAAATGAGTTTGTATTTGCTCCAGCAATAGAACGAATAACCGTGGTCGAACCCACCGTAGCATAAGCAGCAGCGCCGCTACCACCGCCACCAGAGAATGTGACTGTGGGTTGTTCTACATAGCCAGAGCCAGCGTTGGTGATTGTTGCTGTTGCTGTGGCAATGCTAAAAGAAAAAGTAACAGTAGCGCCAGAGCCTGTGCCACCAGTCAATGTAGCAGGGAATGTTGGTAGAGCAGAATAAGCTCCAGATCCTGTAATTGTAAGACCAGTAATCACTCCTCCGGATACCGTAGCCACAGAAAATGTAACTGCTGTTCCAGTACCTCCAGATACAGTAAGGCTGTCGCCTGCTGTGTATCCTGTGCCTCCGTTGTTAATAGTCTGCGTTCCGGAAGTAATTGCCATCAACGGTGATGCTGTTGCAGTAACTCCTCCAGCCGTAGTTGGCGCAGAAATTGTTAGTGTTGGAACACTTGTATAACCTGATCCAGCACCAGTCCTCGTAATCGCAGTCACCGTCATGCCGTTAGAGACATTGACACCTCTGGAGCCTACTGCGAGGTTTATCGCTCCTGTGCCTTTAGACTCTAGTGTCAGCGGGATGTTGGTATCAGAGCCTAGCGCAGAGATCTCAGGGCTGTTGGTAGTGGTGTTGCCTGTGGCTTGGATGTAGTTTGCGGAGCTGCGGCCAAACTGTGATGTACCGTTTCCGGTGAGCGTTGTAAACGTACCAGCGGCGGGGGTTGTGTTGCCGATAGCGTTGCCTTCCTGAAACTTATCGTTGTTCAGGTTGGTAAAGTTGGCATCTACCTCCGCATGGGTTAGCGGTGAACCCTTAGCGGCGCGGGTGACAATCGTACTCATCAGTCAAGAGATACCGTGAGCGAACCGCTGTTGATCTTCAGGATGTCGTCTGTCTCGATGACCTTGGAAGTTGTCAGGGCCGTATACATCAGCATATTTCCTGATGTGATGGCGTCTAGCAAGGCGATATGCGAGATAGTCCCCCAGTTTGCCGTGGCCTGCGGGAAGGTTACATCTGCCGACGAGGTTACGATTCCGGCAGAAGCTGTGGTCACAGACAAGACCTGGCGGGCATAGCCACCACCAGAAATCTCGGTTCCGGTATTACCCTCATCCGGGTTGGATGTGTAAAGTCCAACATATACGGTCGTCGGAGAGGTGTAGGAAGTGTTCCTGAGAACGTGATCCAGAATCTTGTTCTCTAGGTAGTTGGAAAATTCGGCCATGATTACCTCACAGAAAATGTCATTACCAGCGGCACACCAGCAAACTCAGACTCCTCGTCCGATGTGTTGATTCTGGCGATTGCTTGGTTGTAAAGATTTGCCCAGGTCGCTACTCGTGCATCGTTCATCAGGTACGGTTCTGCCTCTAGCAGGCTTCCGTAGAGCAGCGCATCTGGGTAGTTAGCGATAAACTCGTTTGTAGTATTGGAGTCCGACAATACTGCGGGCTTGAAGTAGTAAAGCATCTGCACCGTGTAAGCGGAATCTGCCTTGGGTGCGAACTCAAACTCGTTTGCCCTTAGCGTGTAAAACACGGGGAGACCTTGTTCGTCTGCCCTGCTGTTTGTAGAAAACGAAGATGGTGATAGGTACTGGACTATGGTTCTCGGACTTCCCTGGATATACACATCGCGGATGCCGATAAAGTCTGACGGAAGTCCTACTGTTGCATCGCCAGAGGTCATTGTCGCCGTGGCGGTTTTGAGCATCCGGCGGGTGCGGATGTCCCGAGATAGACGAAGTTCGGCTAGCGTGATGAAGTCAGGAATCTGGGTGGTTAAGTCACTCCTTCCCAGGTAGTTTGCTATCGACGTCTTGAGGTCGCTGTAGGTCGCTAGAGCCATTATTTTTCTCTATGTAATCTTCCCATGAATATGTGTAGCTCCCCACATGACCGATCATGTTGGAGAGGTCGTGATCCAGATATGTTTCGTAACCTGCGTCAAACGCCCTGATGCAGAAGTAAACATCCTCGCCCAAGAGCTTCTCGCCGGGGATGTGGTGGAACCAAAACCAAGGTCTAGGCGTGTTCTCAAACACCTCGCGCTTTACCAGCATCACGCCACAACCGACTGCGGTAACCTTTTCTAACCCTTTGACACCCTTAGAAATAATGGTGTTCCAGGTGTTCTCTTTCTTTTCTTCGTCAATCTCTAAGTGCTTTGCGGTTCCACGTACAGGAACAGTCCTTGTTGTTGCGTTTACCCCGACGATGGGTTTGTCATGTTTTAGTAATGTCTCGATCGTCGTCTTTGGGAATCTCATGTCAGCGTCGATCCAGAGGATGTAATCCGCACCCTCTTTTATAGCCTCTAAGGCCAGCTTTTCGCGCTGATCGAATATCAGGGTTCCCGATACCGTGTAAATCGACTGGTGGCCGCTTCTGTGCCGGCTGTCGTAGGCGCACATCACAGCTAAGTCAAACGCCGTTCCTATCTCCATCTCTCCGCGAGAAGGGATACAAATGGCGACTTTCTTATCGTCCCACGGTGCTTTTTGTTGCTTTTGCTTAATCTTGTCGTGAATCTTGCCCACTAAACTCTCCCCGGTCGCGTCCGTAGATAACGGTTCGCCGGGTCGTTCAGAAAGGCTTTCATGCGTTTCTGGTCTAGCACCACGAACCCCCTCATAATTCCCTGATCGTTCAAGTCTGCAATGACCGAGTTAGGAATCTCTGCCACAAGCGCACCGTCGCCCCAACGAGCACGCTCATCAATCTGGTTATACATCGCTTTGTTTACCTCAAGGATCGGCGCAATGTTCTGCTCGTCCCTGAATATCAGCCCACCCTCGCCATCTGCGTACCAGGTGCGCTTTCCCTCGA